AATGTAATGACTTTGACAATATATTCTATTTTTTTTGGGATATGTATTTAAATTTTTCTACACCCCTTGATCCAAAGTAAGCAACATAAACAGTTATTAAAAGGCTTTTAAGCAGTTCTATCCATTCAGTATTTACACCAAAATCAATATCTAAAGAATCAAGCACTATTAAAAGTATCATAGAAACAGTAAGAAATATCAAAGTCATTGGTCTTGTGTTTTTACTTAAATAACTATCAGAAGCCATATCAGCAGTCCATCTTTTACTAACCTCTTGTGCTTCTACAATATCAAGTTCAATAAGTTTTAATGCTTCTTCTTTGTCTTTAGCTGGTAATTCACTATCATTTGAAATAAGTTGTTTAACCATACCAAGTACCCCAGCATCTGGTAATAAATCACTTGCAACCCCTAAAATATTGGGTGCAGCTTTTACCAAGAATTTGCCTACTCTTGTATCTTTAAACTTTTTTTTTGGCATTACTTATTTTTCTTTTTATTAAGTAAATACCACTTTTGTACAGTATAACCTATTGTTACAAGTACAAGTATAATTTTTAATGCTATATCTATATTTGTCATTGAAATACCAAATGCTCCTATATTTATAAGTAATGTTTTAAAATCTGTTATCATTCTTATTTTTTTTTATTAATTATCTTTAAAAGACTTATAGCAAATTGCAATAGCTTGTGATTTTTCGTACTCTTTCATTAATTGTGGTACGCATCGAATCATAAAATCTTTTTGTTTTTCTCCTTGTTTTTTCTTTGGTATTGGCATCTTAAAACTTGTTTTCTAAATATGGGTATTCGTGAAAATAATGTACCCCCTCGTTATCAATATCAATAGCAAAAGGTAGCCATTTTGTAGGATGTGATTCTTTACCATCCCATAAAACATCTACCCTATATTTTTTATCACTTAAACCTAAATAAACAACCCTATTTTTTATAGCATCAATATCTGCTATTGCATCTTCGTATGCTTCTAAAGTATTAAATTCGTATTTACCTACTTTCATAATTAATCTTTATAAGTATAATATTTGCCAGCTCTTTTAGTTACTAAAACTTGTTTTCTATTTTTCTTTTTAGATACATAAGAAACGTGCAACCATTTTGGTTTAGCACCAAATTCCCATATTAGTTGGTCAAAGTCTAAATTATCTTTTATGTAATGAAACATATCTAAATTTGTTTTACAATTTTCTTTTTCACAAGTCATACTTGTAATGTCTATTGCTTGACCTTTTAAATGACTACTTGTTGCACTACCTTTAATTGCAGTATTTAAATCTTTAGATCTAAAAAAACTGTTTACTTTTATAGGACAACCCACCCATTCCCGTAATGGTTCAAAAACTTTTTCTGCAACTGTTTGCATACATTTAAGTTGCTTATCATTAGGTTCGTTTTCAATACCTAATTTATTTGCAGTATTTGAATATGTTGCTTCTTTATAGCTTATATGTTCACTAATTTTTTCCATCTTCTACTGGTTTAATACTACCATCAGATAATTCAATATTTACTTCACCATATTTATCTTCAAGTACTTTTTTATTATCTTCAATTTCTTGATTAAGTTGTGCAAATAAATGACTTAATGTATGTACTTGTGTTTGAAGTAATCCCATATCATTTAAAATTGCTCTTTTTCTTTGGTCTTGTTCTTGAATTAATGTTAATTCTTCTTTTGTGATTTTTGACATTTTATATATTTTTTTTGGTTAAGTACCAAAGATAATCATTTTATACTTAACTATTCTTTAACTTGTAAAGTAACAGAAACTGGGTTTATAAGTAACTCAATAGCTGATGCAATATTTGCTTCAATAGATGCTACTTTTTCATCTCCCATTGTGCTTTTAGTCCACTCTACTACTTCATCGTTTGTAAGTTGGTCAAAAGGTATAAAGTTTGTAATATCATCAATTTTTAATTTTTCCGTTCCAATGTTATTAGATTTGTAAGGTTTACCCTCTGGGTTTAATGTGTCCGAAACCCCAGTAACAATCCAATGCACATTATACACTACATCAGATTTTCCTTCTGTTTCAATATAGCAGTCAACTGTTTTGCAATTCCATTCGTAAGTAATCATAATTTTAAGATTTTAATGTTTCTATTTCTGCTTTTAGTTCTTGTATTGCTTTAACTAAAATTGGTAATAATTTACCATAACTAATTTCTAATTTTTCTGGGTTTTTATCATATACCAATCTCAAAGTATCATCATCTAAACTTTGTACTTCTTGTGCTATAAAACCAAAATCTTTTTTACCTTTATTATCAGAATAAAATTCTACTTCTTCAAAAACATTATCATTATTTTCATCAAATACATCATCACCATTTTCATCTTTAACTTGTTGTAATTTTGTTTCTGCTCGATTATCCCAAACAAACTCTCTTGGTTGTAAGCTATCAATAAAATCTAAACCATAGCTTAAATCTTTAATATTTGATTTATCCCTTTCATCAGATAATGATGTTATAGATGTAACTGCACACCTTAATGTGCTTATACTTGAATTACCTAAAGTAATTTCATTATCTACTGTTGCTGCACTTGAAGCTGAATTATGCCCTATTAAAATATTATTTGAACCAGATGTTAAATTATTAGTTCCACTATAAGCACTATTTGAACCAATAACTGTATTACCACTTCCAGTTATACTATGCCCAGATTGATAACCTAATGCAGTATTATCATTAGATGTTGATAAAGAATATAAAGACCTATAACCAATAGCAGTTTGTCTTGATCCAGTTGTTTGAAAAAATAATGCAGTAGAACCAAATGCACAATGATCATTACCAGATGATGATTGATTACAAGCATTAGCACCAATTATAGTGTGATGTCCATAAGCACCACTTAAATTTCTGGCTGCTTTAGCTCCAATTATTACACTTGAATTTGCATTTACCAATTTACCAGCATCATAACCAATTATAACAGAACTTCCATTACTGGTTGTATTTAAACCTGCATTCCAACCTATTATTACTTGATAACTACCACTTGTTGTAGCTGGTGCTGCTTGGCTACCTAAAATTACATTCCTTTTACCAGTTGTTAAAGAATTGCCTGCATTATTACCAATAACTAAATTATCAGTTGGGTTACCACTTAAATTACTTGGTATATTTACAAAATAAGCAGATGTACCATCAATTAATACATCACTTAAACCATTTAAATCGGTAGCACCACCACCACCACCACTTGGTGTAGCAATCCAAGATAAAGTTCCCGAAGCGTTTGATTCAAGTATTTGATTAGCTACGTTAGGTAATGCGTTTGGTAGTTGTAATGTATAATCAACACCTCCCGAGTGATTTGGTCCTTTAATCCCTACATAGTGTGATGATGCTTCACAATATAATTTAAGTAAACCTTGATTTGTGTTATCACCTAATATACCAACTGTTGAAACAATAGATAATTTATCACTAGGACTACTAGTACCTATACCTACGTTCTGTGAGCCATTGATGCGTATTGCTTCAGTACTATTTGTTCCAATAGATAATTGCTCACTACCTCCTGCTGTACCTATAAAAGCTGTAGGGTCTACTCCACTACCATTTCTTATTATAAATGAACCTCTAGCACCTGTGTTAGAATGGAATCTAGCTATAGTTGCATTATCTGTATCTGCTCCTTTAACATCTAAAGGGTGAGCAGGAGTCTTTGTACCTATTCCTACGTTACCACCTGCAAAATGAGTTAGACCTGCAGACCTAATTGATATAGTAGTATCACCTGCATTAGTACTAGCTGCAATCTCAGCATTAACACCACTAGCATCGTATGCGTGGATATTACCTGCAACGTGTAACTTTTCATTAGGGTTTGTAGTTCCAATACCTACGTTACCTCCTTCTAATATTATTAAATTAGTGTTAGATCCTTTAACAAAAGAATAACTTCCGTTAGATTTGAAGTTTACTGAACCTGCTACACCTTCAATATAGTTATTTACGTTCCCACCTAATGTAATCCTACCTTCTAATCTCGAAGTACCTGTATTATGCAACTTATAAGCAGGACTTGTTGTTCCTATACCTACGTTACTCCCATTATCAAATATAATACTATCTATTAATGTGTTTGAACTCCATTTAGATAAATAATTATTTGTACCAGTTGATGTAAAAGAAATTTTAGCGTTGTTGTTAGTAATATCTGTTGCTTGTTGAGCAGTAATACCCGTTTTAAGCGTGTTTGCTGCTATTTCATTAGCTTGTGCAGTAGTTATACCTACTTTAGCATTATTCGTTGTTATATCACTTGCTTGTTGCGTTGTGATGCCTACCTTTGCATTATTGGTAGTTATGTCCGTTGCTTGTTGTGATGTAATACCTACTTTAGCAGTATTCGCTGCTACACTACTATTTGCACTTACTCTTGCATCTGTATAGTATAAATTAGTTGTACCCTCACTTATATTATCAGTATCAAGAACAACTGTACCAGTTTGCCCATTAACTGAATTAACTGCACCACCAGCAGCAACAGTAGTAAAAGTAAAACTACCACTTCCATTAGTTGTTAATACTTGACCATTTGTTCCATCAGCACCTACATCATCTAATTCAAGCAATCCTAAAGAAACTGCACCCGTTAAAGAATTTACGCTATTTACCGTATTAACTTGTGCACCAGCTTCAATACCATTTAACTTTGTACTTGAAGCACTATCAAAAGATACTTTTGCAGTGTTTAATGCAACTGCACTATTTGCTGCTACTCTTGCATCAGTAAAATATAAATTTGTACCCTCTGCTATATTTGTAGTTGTAAGTACAACAACACCCGTTTGCCCGTTTACACTATCAACACCACTTGGTAAACCAACTACAGTTGCGTTTGTTAAATCTAAAGTTCCAGTAAAACTTGCTGATGATGTACCTATACTTAAAGTTGATGCGTTTCCTAAACCATCAGTTAGGTTTTTTTCTACTGCACCTATTACACCATTATCAGATGTTTTTATTAACCCCTCGTAAGTATCAGATATTTTAGTATTAAATAAAGTTGCCATACTATTTTTTGTTTTTTATTTTAACCCTTTTTAAAAAGGTTTTTAGTTTTTCTATGTTTGCTTTTTTCGGTTTATAAATCATAATACCCACCCATTAAAAGTTGCATCATTACTTGGGTATATATCATCATTTATATTACTTGTGTATTCTGGGTATGTAGTTTGGTTAAAACTCATAAAGTCAATAAATCTTCTACTATACCATTCAGCGTTTGTTCTTGCTTTTTCTACTAAAAAGTCTATTTCGTTTTTATCTACCGATTGTGCATTGTCTGATGTATGTTTAAATACACCACCATTTTTTATTTGATACGCTGCAAATGGCATATAGTTAGATTGTGCATACCATATTAACATTGGTGCTATATAATCATCTAAAACTGTTTTCCATCTTGCATTAGCTGGTAAATCAATATTAGGTATTGCAGTAGTTAAACCATCGTACATTTTAGTTCCCATTATTTGCTGCACATCTATTTCTTGTGCAATCTTAATAAACTGAATAAACTTATCAGTATCAACATTACCATCCATAATTGAATTACGGATCAAATCAGTTCTATTTATAAATAAAGTTGTAGCCATCTATCTTCTTTTATTACTTGGTAAAAACCCCTCGTTGGGCATATCTATTGGTCTTTTTGCTACCAATGAATCGTTTTTTTCTGGTTTAAACCCAGCAGCTATTGCCTTGTTTACACTAATTGTAGGTGCTAATGGACTATCAATATCAATTCTTTTACTATCTATTGTATACATATAGGTTTTACGCATCCAAAAATGATGGCAAGCACCTCCCCCTTTATATAAATTAGTTTTTCCACCTTTATGTAACCATATAGAATAAGTAGCAGCACCTCTTGCACCCCAACCTGGATTGACTGCCTTATCTCCCATTTGTTCTATATCTTCTTTTCTATATATTTTTTTTGCTTGTACCATTGTTTTACAAAAATCTCTTGATACATTTTTACCATCATCAAAAGTATCTTGTAATGGTGCATATTGGTATCTTACTTTAAATGCAGCAGCACCTACTACTTCATCTTGTTCACTTTTTGCATTTGGTCTTGCAGTTCCAGTAGAAACAAATTCCCATATCTTAGCTAATGTACTTTTTTCTTTTTTTTTGTTTAGTTCGTTAATTTGATAATCTAATGCTTCTTCATCATCATAATCAACTTTTCGCTCATCAATTAAAGTCCAATTTTCTAAATCTTCATCTTCACCAAATTCATTAATAAAATTATCTAATTCTGTTTTTTCTTTAGACATCTTAACACAATTAGGTACTTCTTTGCCATCTTTTATTTTTGTACCATATTGTTCGTAACCATCCCAACAAGGTGCTTTAAGTTCTTGGTGTGTTTCGCAAGGCATATAATAAACTACACCCTCTACTTCGTGTTCGTGATAACCACCACAACCCATTTCTTTAGCTACCTTTATTGCTTCTTCTTTGGTTTCGTATGCTTCTTTGCCATCAATTTGTTTTAGGCTAAATCTTCTTTTTTCAACACCAGTTTCTTCTTCAATAGTTTCATCATCTTGTACTGACTTATCTACATCTGTAAATTCTAAAGGTTGTAATGTTGTAAAGTATAGGTTTAAAGCAATTTCATTGTATGCTAATATTTGATCAAAGCAATCAATTAAAAGTTCTTGAAATGGTCTTATAACTGTGTTATCCATTAGTAAAGATGCAGTTTTTATTTCTTCTGCATTATTACCTAAACCGCTACCATCTTTAATACCTAATAGCATAGGTGATACAATACGATGTGCTACCATTATTTTTTGTGTACTTTCCTCACTTAAAAATTGGTATTGGTTATGTGCATCACTTAATTGTACTGGTGTTATTTCTGCTTGTGATTCTTTGTTGTCATTAAAAGCTAAAATAAACTTACCAGCGTTTGATGTACCACTAAACTTTTGAGCAATTTTATTTTCTATTAATTTACGTTCTTGTTGGTTAGGTGTACCATTATTAAAGTTAATTAGCATTGATGGTGCTAAACCATTCATAATATTGTTAAGGTGGTAATTAGATACTTCTTCTTCTAATTCTGCATATTGTAAACCACCTTGATAATCTACGGGTGAATAGTAGTAAAAACCACTTTTATATGGTTTTATATAATAAATTTCTATACCCTCTTTAGACATTCCATAAGCTGGTATTCTTAAAGGTTCATCAGTACGTTTAATATTTGCCCAATCATCAAAATAAAAGTATGCTGGTATTTCACCATTTTCATTACATTTTTCAGCACGTAATGTTTCAATGGGTATATGCTCTAACTGAACAATCTTACTACGATCTTTTGAGTAAATTACTTGTATTGCAGCATTACCCATTAGCTTTAAATCGTAACACACTTTTCTAACTACATCTTTTTTAAACAATGCAATCATTTGTGCGTATTCATTAGGTTTTCGGTTGCTATCAGTTGCGTTTAGTCCTTTTCCATATATAGCTTGACTAATGCCATTAATAGCAGCATTATTAGTAGGTGAACCATTGTATCTATCTATTAAGTATTGAAAATAATTGTTATCTGCACCGTATTCAATCCAATCTTCACCGTTTACTTCTTTAATTTCTGGACTTGTGTAAGTACTTAAATTAACAAAGCCAAATTCTGAAACCTTTGTTTTGCTAAATTGTCCTTTACTATTTCTTTTTTGTTTCATATTATATAAGTATTATTATAACCATTGTAGGTTGTATATTGCCCTTTATTTAAGTTATAATAGTCATTATTATTTTGGTCTATATCTTGATCTGTACAGAAAATTCTATCCTTATAAATAACACCATCACTTGCATCATCTACATTCCAAAGCGTTGTATCGTTTTGCCATAACTTAACATTTGTATTCCAAAAACTATTTGCAGTTTCTAATGTTACATCGTAAAAATGATTTTCTACTAATATAGGGTTAAATATATTTGTAAATGTTAAATAATTACCTACTTGTGTAGCACCATTAATTTGATAGGTTTTTACTACGTTTGTACTATCATCACGTATAGACATAATAAAATCTGTTAAGTAATCTCTTGGTATTACTGATAACGATTGTGCAGTTGCACTTGTGGTTAATATAATCATCAACTATATAACGTAATTAATTACCTAATTTGTAGAAATTATATTGTAAAAAAAAAGCACCCTATAAAGGATGCTTAATTTATTAACTAAAATTAAAATTATGCAGTTGGATCTATTTGTGTTGCATCTGGTGTTACTGCTGCATCTAAAAAGTATGGTGCAGTTTCTTCCATTCCCTCAAAAACCATTGTAAATCCTGATAAATCACCAGCAGCTGAACCACTGACTACTGTTCCACCCGTACATTCCATTCCATTTTCAAACCCACACAAGAAACTATTACCGTAATAATCTTCAACTACAATATATGGTCTTGCTACTGCAAGTGTTTGTAGTTCTGCTTGTGTTTTTGCATCTAAATAAGTTAGTGTTAAGTTTAAAGTTTGTGTGTAAAATGTAGTTCCATTTTCTCTACTACTTGTTACAGTAGTTTCTAAAGATGAATTACCCTTTACATCAAATTCAAACCACGTTGGGCTACCCGTTAATGTAGCTTCTTTAGTTGTACTATCTACTGTTACTGCGGTTATACCACCGTAATCTGCAAAATATACTCTTTTAATACCACCAAACGCTGATTTGCAAGGTATTTTTCTTCCAGTTGTTAATAAACAAGCCATTTTTTTATATTGTTTTAAAAAAAAAGGGCAAGTAGATGACCTACCTACCCTATTTTATTGGTTAATTAATTTTAAGCGTACTCTACTAAATCAGAAGCAATTCCAAATTGTACTGCTGATGTAAAACGCATTACCATTCTTACATTGTTTGATGCATCTAAATCTGCCATATCCAATACTTTAACTGCATTTGTATCATTTAACAATCCAGTACCAAAGTATAAGTTAGAACGTTGTGCTGCAAACATTTTATTTGCTGACATTCCAGGACATACAAAAATCTTAACTCCATTTACAGTTAAACTTCCGTTATTCCACCATTGTGTACCCATATTGTTTACACCATTTGCACCAAGACCTGCTGCTGCAAAACCTCCTAATGCTTGTACGTAGAATTTAGCTGCTGCTGATCCTATGTATAAAAATAAATCTTCTTTTCCGTAAAGTGAAGCTGGTATAGCATCAACTACTTTCGATAATTCAGCTATAATATTTGTTGCATTTAAACCACCACCTACTGCTGCTACTTGTTGTGCTGCTGGTATATCACCTGCTGCTGCTGATGCTGCAATTAGTTTTTCAAACCCATCAAATGAATTGTTAGTACCTGCTGCGGTATCACCTTGCCAAATACAAAATTCTGTATTTTGTGCTACTTCTGAAGCTACGTGAGCAATCATAAAGTCTGCAAATTTAGGTGGTAAAGTTTGACCTAAACCATATCCCATTTGTTGTGCTTCCCAATCGTTCACAAAATCATACTTACATAATTGTAGGTTAACTTGTAATTCTACTGGTTGTATAATTCTTTCAGTTAACGTTACAGTTGATGTAGGTGTAAAATCACAACTTGCTGCACTTACTACTGCACTTGTTGCTAATTTCTTTAATACTTCTTTGTAAGCAATATTAGCTTTTACTGTAATACCCCCATCATCAATAGTTGATGCAGATAGTAAAGCTGCTGCAATATACTCACCAGCAAATTCACCAGCATAAGTTGTAGTGATATTTACAGTAGTTGCAAGATTTGTTTTTCTTAAATTTGCCATTTCTATTTTATTTATTTAATTTATTTAATACTCTATCTAAAGTTGTTGCGAATTTTCCACTTCCAAACTCTACTTTAGTTTTGTTAGATTTTGGTTGTGAATTTCTTGTAATTGGTTTTCTTGCAGCAGATAAATCTTCTTTTTTCTTATCTTCTACTTTTTCTTCTTTGTCATCCATTAAAGAAGCGTATTGTTTTTTAAGTTCTTCAATTTCAGATTTTACTTCCTCAATAACTGGTGCAATAACCTCAACTACTGCTTCAACTATTGCTTCAACTTCTGATGCTACTTCTTCTGGTACTTCCGTTTCAATAGTTTCTTCTAAATCTTCAGTTTCTTCTTTAGCTGGTACATCATCAGATACATCTCTTACATCTGCAATAATACCTTCTTCTTCTACGATCAATAGCCTACCATCTTCAAGGATATATTCACCTACTGGCATTGCTACTTTTTCATCATCGGTAACGATAAATACTTCGTTTCCTTTTTCTAATGATTCAGTTGTGATAACTGTACCATTTTCTAACTTCATTTCTTCAAGTTTTACCTCGATGTTTAGAAGCGTTTTTATGTCATTTAACATTTTGGTTGCTTTCATAATACTTATATAACGATTTTTAATTTATATTTTGCGTTTTCAGTCTGTTCTTGTTATTACACCGATGCCTTGTGCTCTCATAGAACCATCACAACATTCAATAGAATACTTGTTAGTATCCCAACATAAACAAGCACGTGATGAACCAGCAGGTGGTGAAGACCTACTTGGTATAAAAGTTTTATTATTTTTGTTTCCTTGCATTTATTCCCAAAAGTCATTTAAGAAACCTGCATATTGTACAATTTCTTTATATTTTGCTCTTGCTTCATTATTTACAGAAAATGAATTATTTACTCTTTCTTTTAAATAATCAAAATCATCTAAAATATCGTTTGGATTAACACCTAATTCTTCTGCCTTTACTTCAAGTTCTTCTAATGCTTTACCTATTTTTTCTGAAACTTCTTCTAAATTTCTTACACTTCCATTTATAATAAAATCATCAATTTGCCCAACTTCATTTCTAAAGTCTGAAATTTTATCTATAATTTCATCTCCGTAAGAGTCTCCTAAATATTGTGCATCATTAAAAGCATCTTCAAATCCATTAAGTTCATTTTGAATATCATCTACTAAAGACAAAGTTACTTTTTGTGCTTTTAAATCTACCTTGTTATTAGGCATTTTACTATATACTTTTTCTAATCTACTTTTCATTTTTATTTATTTATGTTGTTTCTTTGCATTAAATTTTTCCAGACATTAATAATTTATTTATTGTTTCTACTGCTTGATCATAAATATCAACTGAATTATCGTACTGGTTTAATTCGCTTGGGTTTACACCTAATTCGTTTGCTAAATTATTTGCTTGTTCTATTATATCATTTAATTTTGAATTTTTGGCTGCTAAATCATCTAAATCTACATCTAAACTATTTTTAACAATTTCAAGTTCATTTTGTAGTCTTTCAATTTCTTCAAAGTCAGCATCAACCTTTTGAGAAAATACACTAACAGTTGATGCAATAGATGTTAATTCATTAACTAAACCTAATTCAATTTTTTGCTTTTTTAAACCTAATTTTTTCTTTGGTAGTTTTCCGTAAACCTTTTCAATGTTATTTTTCATTGGTCAATATATTTATGATTTTATTTAATGTTTCTTGATCACTTTTATCTTTTGAATACTCTTCTTTAATTTTGTCTTTAGGTGCTTCCATTTTGTCTGCAAAATACCCCTCAATAGAAAAACCTTTAACTTTATTTGTCTTAACATACTCTTGCCATATTTCATCGTTATTAACT